TGCTGAGTACGCCGCAACAACCAAAGCAAAGCGTGCCGGTAAAGCCGCAGGCAAACAGTTGGTAGCCCAGCCTAAAACGATTGCAAAGAAAACAGCGGGGTATCGGTAAATGAGCACTTCAGGCACCTCTATTTTTAATCTCGAATTTACTGAGATCGCAGAGGAGTCGTGGGAGCGTGCTGGCCGCGAGTTGCGCACTGGCTATGACCTGCGCACTGCTCGTCGTTCAATGAATCTGATGACTATTGAGTGGCAAAACCGTGGCATCAACATGTGGACGATTGAGCAAGGGGTGATCAACCTCGTGCAAGGCGTCAACACCTACGCGCTACCTAACGACACCATCGACTTGATGGAACATGTCATTCGCACGGGTGCGGGCAATGTGTCTACACAATCTGATCTCTCGATCACGCGCATCAGTGTTTCCACGTACGCGACAATCCCAAACAAGTTACAGCAGGCACGCCCAATCCAAATCTGGATTCAGCGCATGTCGGGCCAAGAAAGCCTGACTGCTGGCCTGTTGTCATCCACGATCAATTCAACTGCTACCACTATCACCCTGAGTGACGTGACGGCTTTGCCAGCCGCAGGCTTCATCCGTCTGGACAGTGAGATCATCAGCTACGGGTACATCACAACCGTTGTGGGCAGCACGCAAGGAACGCTCTCCAACTGTGGCCGTGGCCAACAAAATACTTTCCCTGCTGCGCATACCGCAGGGGCTGCGGTGTATTGGCCTCAAGTGCCCGCTGTGACCGTCTGGCCGACCCCAGATCAAGGCACCGCAGCCGCACCCTACTACCAGCTTGCATACTGGCGCATGCGCCGCATCCAAGACGCTGGAGCAGGTGTTGAGACCGCAGACATGAACTTCCGGTTCCTACCCGCTGTAACGGCTGGTTTGGCCTATCACATTGCCATGAAGGTGCCCGAGTTGGAAAACCGCATCCCAATGTTGAAGGCCGCATACGACGAGCAGTTTGACTTGGCAGCAGGAGAGGATAGAGAAAAGGCTGCGATTCGGTTTGTGCCGCGCCGCTCCTACATTGGGGGTGGCTAATGGGAAACCGTTTTGCCTCCGGCAAGATTGCAATTGCGATCTGCGACCGTTGTGGTTTTCAGTTCCGTCTGCGCGAGTTGCGCGAACTGATTATCAAGACAAAGCAGGTCAACATGTTGGTCTGCCACGATTGTTGGGAACCTGATCAACCTCAGTTGCAGTTGGGTATGTACCCTGTGGATGACCCGCAAGCATTGCGGAACCCACGCAAGGATAATACGTACTACCAGTCGGGTACAACCGCAATTGGGTCGATTGGCGAAGGTAGTCGGAACATCCAGTGGGGATGGAACCCTGTAGGAATGTCCCGAGGTTTTGACTCTGAACTTACACCAAATAACTTGGTGGGAGTCGGACAAATTGGTACAGTAACGGTTGTGATCACATAAGGAGTCATCATGGACAAAAAGACAGTGAAGGCGATTGCCGACAAAGAAGTTTCAGCGCATGAGAAACGCATGCACAAAGGTGTGGCTAAGTTCGCCAAAGGTGGTGTAACTGGCTCGTCAATGAAGGCTTATGGCCGTAACGTAGCTCGCGCAATGAATCAGCGCGGCGCTGGTCGTGGAGGCTAACATGGCCAAGTACAGTCACAAAATGATGGGTAAAGAAGTTGGCGCTGCCAGCGTCTACGCCGAGCCACACACAATGAAGGGTAAGCCTGTCAAGATGTCAAGCAACCCCGGCAGTGGGCCAGATCACAGCAATTTAAACACTGTGAACATGTCTGTTGGAAACATCTACAAACGCGATGATGCTGGCCCCAAAACCAGCGGCATTCTTGTGCGTGGTGGCAAGGCTCAGACCAAGGGCAAAATGGCCCGTGGCCCCATGGCCTAAGAGGTAGCTCATGAACTACACCGAGTTGTGCACCAACATTGAGAACATCTGCGAGAACGAGTTTTCTGCGCAGGAGTTGGCTATGTTCACCGAGCAGGCTGAGCAGAAGATTTACAACACGGTGCAGATTCCGGCTATTCGCAAGAACGTCACAGGCGCGATGACGGCTGGTAACAAGTACCTCCAGATTCCGTCTGACTTCTTGTACGTGTATTCGCTGGCCGTGATCAAGTCCGATGGCGAGTATCACTACTTGATTGACAAGGATGTGAACTTCATCCGTGAAGCGTATCCACGGGACGTAACTGCTACGCGCACGACTCCCAAGTATTACGCCATCTTCGATGCTTCTGCGTTCATTGTTGGCCCTACACCTGATCAGTCGTACAGCGCAGAGTTGCACTACGGCTATTACCCTGAGTCTATCGTCACAGCAGGCACCACATGGCTGGGCACTGAGTTTGATTCTGCTCTTTTGAACGGCGCACTGATTGAGGCTATTCGCTTCATGAAGGGTGAGCCTGACATGATTGCAGTTTACGAAAAGCTGTACGTTCAGGCACTCGGCCTCTTGAAGAATTTGGGTGACGGTAAGTTACGTACAGACACGTATCGCACTGTTCAAGTTCGCAATCCAGTAAGTTAAGGAGTTTAGAAAATGGCAATCACACAAGCAATGTGCACATCGTTCAAAGTTGGCATTCTTAGCGCCGATTTTGATTTTGATACAGGCACAACTCAAGTTTTTAAAATCGCGTTGTTTACGTCAGCGGCTACGCTGAGCGCCGCTACGACTGCGTACAGCACATCTAACGAGGTTACCGGCACCGGTTACTCTGCGGGTGGCAACATCCTAACGGTCAGTCAAGTACCCACGTCTTCGGGCACTACAGCGTTCATTGATTTTGCGGACACCACATGGTCAACGGCTACAATCACTGCGCGTGGCGCGTTGATCTACTTGGCCAACGGTACAACTAACCCTGCGGTTGCTGTGCTGGACTTTGGTGGCGACAAGACTTCAACTGCGGGCAACTTCACCATTCAGTTCCCCGCCGCAGACGCGACCAACGCGATCCTGCGCATCGCCTAACGGTGAGTAGGTGGCTGATGCAAAGGTAGCCTTTGAAGGTTGGGGTGCCTCGGGCGTTGCTTGGGGCTCCCAAGGGTGGGGTGTCGGCCATTCAGATGTAACTGCTACCGGCGAGGTCGGTACAGTTGCTGTCACCGCAGACGCAAACGTCTACCCCTCGGGCCTTGAGGCTACGGGTCAGGTAGGCACAGTTGTCGTTGCTGCTGACGCAAATGTTTTTGTAACCGGGGTCTCCGCAACGGGGGCCATAGGTACGGTCGTAGTGGTGGCCGAGGCCATCGTCTATCCCACAGGGGTATCCGCCACAGGTTTTGTTGGTGCTGTTGATGTTACAGGCGATGCCATCGTATACCCCTCGGGGCTACAAGCCACAGGCCAAGTCGGTACTGTGGTGGTGCAAGCAGACGCTATTGTCCAAGTCACAGGAGTCGATGGCACAACCCAGCTTGGCACTGTACAAGTCTCCGGCACGGCCAATGTCTTCCCCACAGGGGTATCCGCCACAGGCGCAGTAGGTACTGTCACCATTGTTGGTGAGGCGGTTGTTACCCCCACAGGCGTGTCTGCCACAGGTGAACTTGGCACCGTTACCGTCACAGGCACCGCTGAGGTCTATCCAACGGGCGTAGAGGCTACCGGCGCAGTTGGCCAAGTAACCTTTGCTCTGTCGATTGTTGTGAGCGTCACAGGCGTTTCTGGCACGATGGAGCTTGGAACTGTGGTAGCTTCTGGGGGCGCAACAGCTACTCCAACTGGGGTTTCTGCCACGGGTGAAATAGGACAAGTAAATGTTTGGGGCCAGATAGATGACGGACAGTCAGCAAACTGGCAAAATATCAATGATGCTCAAACACCCACATGGGTTGTTGTGGGTGATACGCAAACTGCGGGCTGGCAACAAGTTGTCACATAAGAGGGTAAACAGATGACCACACAATACACACCAACGCTGAAATTGGCGCTCCCCGTCACCGGCGAACTCTCTGGTACATGGGGTGACGTTGTTAACGACAACATCACTTCGATGATTGAGCAAGCCATTGCCGGTCTTGTAACGATCAACACTTGGACTGGTAACGCCCACACGCTGACCACAGCCAACGGTACGACTTCAGAGTCACGTTGTGCCATGCTCGTTGCAGCTACTGGTGGTGGCGCTCCAACTGCCGCTGCTGAAATCATTTGCCCTGCCGCAGCCAAGCTCTACGTGTTGCAAAACAACACGTCCTACGCTGTTACCCTGAAGACCTCTGCTGGTACAGGTGTGGCAGTCGCTGCTGGCAATACCGCATTCTTGTTCTGTGACGGCACAAACGTCAATTCATGCGTGACAACCATCGTTGATGGCAACATCACTGGTAATCTGACTGTGGGTGGTAACGCCACAATCAACGGCAACACCACACTGGGTAACGCGACAAGCGACACCATCACAGCCACTGCACGGTTTAACACCGACCTGTTGCCCTCGACTGACAATGCTCGTGATCTGGGCGCTGCTGCAAACGCATGGAAAGACCTGTACATCGACGGCACTGCAACGATGGCTCTGGTGGCCATCTCTGGTGGCACGATCAACGGTGTGTCGATTGGTGCAACAACTGCGGCCACGCTCATCAACGTAGACAACCTGCGTCTTGATGGC